TCTATGAAATCTTGGGCGTTAACAATCTTGACTACTTACAATTGTATAAGAAGTTTACATACTCAAACCAAGAATCATATCGTCTTGACCATATCGCTCATGTAGAACTTGGACAACGTAAGGATGAGAATCCATACGAGACATTTCGTGATTGGTATACTAAAGACTATCAGTCTTTTATTGACTATAACATCATGGACGTTGAACTAGTCGATAGACTAGATGACAAGATGAAACTAATCGACTTGCTTCTTACTATGACGTATGAGGCTAAAGTTAATATGTCTGATGCATTTACTTCTGTGAAGTATTGGGATGTGTTGATTTACAATCACCTTCTCAAACGTAAAGTTGTTATTCCACAGAAGTCTCGTAATGAATCCAAAGGCGAGAAGTATATCGGTGCGTATGTTAAAGACCCACAAGTCGGTGAACATAAGTGGGTTATGTCTTTTGACTTGAACTCTCTATATCCTCACTTAATTATGCAATACAATATTTCTCCAGAGATGTTGTTACCAAAGTCTATGCCCTACAATGACAATACTGTTGATGATATGTTGTCAAAACAAATAGACTTGTCTATGTTACCAGCTGCACAAGTTGCTCGTACACCAAATGGTGCATTGTTCAGAACTAAGAAACAAGGTTTCTTGCCTGAGATGATGCAAGAGATGTACAATGACCGTACTATCTACAAGAAAAAGATGTTGACTGCTAAACAACAGTTCGAAGACACGAAAGATCCAAAGTATCTAAACGATGTGTCTCGATTCAATAACATCCAAATGGCACGAAAGATTTCTTTGAACTCTGCTTATGGTGCGATTGGTAATGAATGGTTTAGATACTATGACTTAAAGATTGCAGAAGGAATTACTACTTCTGGACAATTATCTATTCGGTGGATTGAACAAGCACTGAATGGTTATTTAAATAAATTATTAAAAACGAATGGAGTTGACTATGTTATTGCATCGGATACGGATTCAGTATATATTAGGTTTGACGAACTTATTAATAAAGTGCTACCGAAGAGAACAGATGAGTCGGAGAGTGCGTATCGTGGCAGGGCCGTGGATTTCCTCAATAGAATTGCTGAAGAGAAAATTGAACCTTTTATTAATACGAGTTATCAAGATCTTGCTTCTTATGTAAATGCATTCGAACAGAAGATGGAGATGGGTCGTGAGGCGATTGCTGACAAAGGTATCTGGACTGCAAAGAAAAGATATATCCTAAATGTGTGGGATATGGAAGGTGTTCGTTATCAAGAACCACAACTAAAGATTATGGGTATTGAGGCTGTTAAGTCTTCTACTCCTGCCCCATGTCGTGACAAGATTAAGGAATGTCTAAAGATTATCATGTCTGGAAATGAGAAAGATGTGAATAACTTTATCCAAGACTTCCGTAAAGAGTTTATGCAGTTGCCTCCAGAAGAGATTGCGTTTCCTCGTTCTGTCAATGGACTTGCAAAGTGGAGTAGTAGTTCAAGTATATTCTTGAAAGGTGTTCCTATGCATTGCCGTGGTGCGTTACTATACAACCACTTCTGCAAACAGAAAAAACTTACAAACAAGTATCCTCTTATTCAAGAGGGTGAGAAGATTAAGTTTATTCATATGCGTACACCAAACACAATGTCATCTAACGTGATTTCTTTTATAACTAAATTACCAAAAGAACTTGACATTCATCGCTATATCGACTATGATCTACAGTATGAGAAAGCGTTTGTAGAACCATTGACATTTATTATGAACCAGATTGGATGGAACATTGACCGTTCATATGGGACACAAACAACACTTGAGGACTTTTTTGGATGATACTAGAACGAGATGATGCAATATTTGCCGCAACAAAGTTGATGACTTATTTCAAAGACTTTGGGCGCATTGATGATTATTTTCGTGCTCGTAAGATTGAACGTGTAAAGAATATTCCTACTGCACTGCCAGGATTTGGATTGGAAGATGATATGTTCCAAGACTACAGTATGCATCCAGAGGATATGAACTTTGCTATTGTACAAGTCCCATCTAAAACTTTCGACACTATGTTAGAAAAGGTTGCATCGTTCTCGCCTGATAATGCGCCTGGCAAAGAGATGAAACTAGTTGTTAAGGAAACAACTACAAATACTGTGGTAGGATTTATTAAACTAGGTTCTCCACTAATCAACTCTAAACCTCGTAATGATTATTTGGGCGGTGTTCCAGATTTACCTATCTTCAACAAACGTGCTATCATGGGATTTAATATTGTGCCTGTGCAACCATTTGGATATAACTATCTTGGTGGTAAACTGATGGCTGCAATCTGCAACTCTCATGCAGTTCGTAGAATGTTAAATGAAAAGTATGATACAGAGTTTTGTTTGTTTGAGACAACATCACTCTACGGTAATATCAAAGGTTCTTCTATGTATGATGGTATGCGTCCATTCTTACGTTACAAGGGCGACACCCAATCTAAGTTTCTATTGACACTTGGAGAAGAAATCTACTTTGAGATGCGTGATTGGTTTACAGAAAAGAATGATGGCGAAGACTTGATACATAAAGGTGCATCATCTCGTAAACTGAAAATGCAAACTAAGATGGTAGGTGTTATCAAAGCAAGTCTAAAGGAACACGATACAAAAGCATATGAGTTGTTCTCTAAAGAGATTGCAAAGGCTGGTGATGTTACCACACAGAAAAGATTCTACATGGGTGAGTATGGATACTCTAATGCAAAAGATGTTTTATTAGGTAGAACAGATGTCTTGACAAAAGCAGAAAACTATGATAGATTTGAACTTGAAGGTGTGATTGCATGGTGGAGAAAACTTGCTACCAAGCGTTATAATAAGATGATTGCAGAGAATAAGGTTCGTACAGAACTAGAAGTCTGGAATCAAGATACTATGGATAAGATTGATATTATACGATGATTGGATTTACTTGCGGCGCTTTTGACTTACTACATGCTGGACATGTTGTTATGCTTAAGGAAGCTAGAAATAACTGTGATAGGTTAGTTGTAGGATTACAAACCGACCCATCTATTGATAGGGAAGATAAGAACAAACCTATACAATCAGTATATGAAAGATACGTTCAATTATCGGGCGTAAAGTATGTGGATGAGATTATTCCATATGACACAGAACAAAGTCTAGTAGACTTATTACAATCGCAAGAGATTGATATTAGGTTTATTGGAGAGGACTACAGGGACAAAGGATTCACTGGTGATGACTTGCCCCTACAAGTATTTTATACTAATCGACAACACTCATTTTCAACTTCAACATTGAGAAGAGTAATAATGCGAGAAAATAGTTAGTATAAATAGAACCGTAACATAACTGATTGTTACAAACCATAGATGCCGACACAGGCAAGGAGAAAAAAATGAAGATTAACTTAGAAACCCAATCCCCCCTATATTCTGACTTAGTAAACAACAAACAGCTGTTTGATGATTGTTTTGATGAATCTGAATTGTCCAAGTACAATTATAAAGATAATACAGATTATAGTCACTACCAACATATTGATGACTTTTTGCAACAGGATTTTAGTGATGACGATTTAGATAAGTCGTATGTCATTCAAGTTCCTATTGATTATATTTGGTCATCAGAAAAAACAAAAGGTGGATTTGATAGATCAAAATGGGCAAACCAAAATAAAGATCAAAATATTTCCAATCTTAATACACCAAATGGTGGTGGAAATCCAAAAGGGTACAATGAAGCTGATGCTGGTGTTTTAGCTGGTATGTTTAGGCCTGGGCCAATTATTGGTGGTTCTTCTGACTGGCAGTTAGTGAAGTATATTGGTAATAACAGAATAGTAAAAAAACTTATTGCTAATAACGGAGAAATTACTAATGTATTAATGTCTGTTAGATTCCATGAACAGGGATTGTCTAAAGAAGAATATATTAAAATCGAAGCAGAGAGACATACTACTGATGCTGGTGATAGAAGTGGACAAAACGAAAGTCAGAAATTTGCTTCGTCATATCGTTCTGGTCGAAAAACCGCTGTAGAATGTTTTAATTTTTTGAAAAATGAAAAACTCAACTATGATGGTATCATGCAGATTGAAAATGTAGAAGGTGCTGATGATTTCTTGAATATCACTTCATTGAGTGGATTGAAGGAAGGTGTCGGTAATGGATTTTTCAAAAGGTTTGGAGAATCTAATGTAAGGGCTGCAATAGGAACTGTAAGACAAATTGCAAAGATAACTGGTGAAACTCATATTGGAATGTCACCTATTGAATGTCTTTCAATAATGTTTCAATGTTTTACTGAGTATGGTAAAAAAGAAACTGCTGTTCAGATGATGTTTACAAAAAAAGAACTTCAAGAGTTTTTTGTTGCTTACTTCACCAAAATGAATGATAGTGATGATATGTTTAGTGGTAATGGGAACAAGAGTCAATTTCTCCTAAAACATCTAAATGCGAATGGTTCTATTAAATGTATGGTTTATATTGGTGCAACAAAGTTTTGGCCTGCGCTTCCAAACTATTGGATGAGAATTAGGGATACTGATACTTCTTTCAGTGAAAATTGCTGGGCAGTCAAACAGTATATCTTAAAATCTAAAGATGCAATGTTGAAGCGTGATATTACTGCAAAGGTAACTTAATAATGAACCTATTTGAACTAGGACAAGAACAAAAACTTCAAAAGACTGTTAGGGTACTCTGGTATCCTAACATTACTTTCCAGAAGGATATTGAAAAAGATAGTTATATTCAAGTTGTCAAGAACCAGATTAAACTTCTGAATGAAATTCGTGATGACTTGTGGCACTATATGATACTACCTTTTGAAGTTCCATCACTTGCATTTGATAATGTGACACAGTGGTACATGGACTTTGAAACGTATCCCCAGACTATGCGCTCGAATTTTCGTGTAGATGTAGTACGAAAGATGCTTAATAATAGTCTAGATTTTGATATTGTTATGTCACACTTACCAGAACATACACACCAACTTACTAATACACTCTATAATGTAACACACCATATGCCTCCAGTGATGGGATATTCTCATTGGTTCGACCTAAAAGATGTTGTTGCATGGCCTAAAGATAGTTTCCTACAAAACATGACTGGGCTATTAGAGTATGATAGATGCTATATCAATACACAGGCACAAAAGGACTTGGTGATTGAACAAGCAACAGAAACATTCAACACTAAAACTATTATCAAATTGGATGATATATTGACTGTTCAACACTTAGGTGTTAAAGAAGAAGATATTGTTGATGATATAAATGAGAACCCAGAAAAGATTATTGTATTTAATCACAGACCTGATACATACAAACACTTCAAAGAATTTATCGCCCTGACTGATAAGTTGTGGGAAATACGACAGGACTTCAAAGTTTGGATACCTCTCTTAGATAAACCTAATCGTGATTATGTTGTAACAACAAAGTTTGATAAACAGGGATACTATAAGGAACTCAGAAAGTGTTATATGGGATTCTCTCCAAAACAAAAGTACGGTGGTTGGAGTGTCAGCACAACAGATGGTATGATGAACGGTGTTCCTTATATCATGTATGATGCAGGCTATTACCATGAACTGCATGATAAGGCATCATTCTTTAATGATGATAATGATGCACTAATGATGATGAATACATATCTAGATGACCTTCCATTTAGAAATGAAGAGGCAGAATTTGCCTTAGAACATATTCGTAATAATCTTGTATATAAAGATAAGATGGTAGATATGAACGAATACATGAACGACTTGTTATCGAAACAGAAGGTTATGGGAGATAGTGAGAAGTTCAAAGAAATTGTTGAATTTATAAAAACTAACAAAGAAGTTAGAAAGATAGATTTGATGGATTGGCTGTGTTGGGGTAGAGGAATTAAGTGGACACCGTATCGGCGTGCTCTTATGAATCATCCAAACATATTTGATGTGAACAGTTCTTACCCAACATACCGTTGGAAAGACTAACAAAGGAAAATGAAATGAAAGAAAATGATATTGTAACACTTGTGCTAACAAACGGCGCAGAAGTAATTGGTAAATACATTGTAGATGATATGATGTCCTATACTATTGAACGTCCACGTTTGGTACAAGTAAATGAAAAGGGTGTAGCTCTTGTCGATGGTGTCTGTATGACAGGCGAAAAGGTTGATGGAACTTTGCAGTTCAATAAGACTTGTGTTGCTTTCGTACTACCTACCATGAAAGAGATTGCTACAGGATGGCAAACACAGACTAGTGGAATACAAGTTCCACAAAAAGGTGTAATTCTCTCTTGACAAACGCTTAATAATTTGTTATTATATACAAGATGAAAATTTATGAAGGAGTGCGTTATGCGTAGCGAAGACTTATTGCTGGATTACCAGCGTTTTGTTGATGAAGTTACTAGTGAAGAATCTAAAGACCCAGATGCGTTTGGGGATGCTTTGGATGTTATTGATGATTTTGGTGTTCCCCCAGAACGTCTTATTACTGCTGCAATGGGATTGAGTGCAGAAAGTGGTGAATTCACTGAGATTGTGAAGAAGTGTTTATTCCAAGGAAAACCTATGGATGAACACGCTGTATGGCACGCCAAACGTGAACTTGGAGATATTCTCTGGTACATGAGTCAAGCTTGTATTGCTCTTGATACTAATATAGAGGAAATCATATATATGAACACAGACAAACTTGAGGCCCGATATCCCGATGGGTTTGATTCGTTTCGTTCTGAAAACAGAGAAGAAGGAGATTTGTAATTGGATTTTTTTAAAGATATTGCCAAGACAGCGGGCAATGAATACGCTGCACTTGTAAGTGATGGAGTTGAGGCTGGTGATGTAGATTCGTTTATTGATACTGGTTCTTATATCTTCAATGCTCTTTTGTCTGGTAGTATCTACGGTGGACTTGCATCCAACAAGATTACTGCTATTGCAGGCGAAAGTGCAACTGGTAAGACGTTCTTTATTATGGGCATGGTTAAGTCATTCCTTGATGCAAACCCAGAAGCTGGTGTGTTGTATTTTGAGTCTGAATCTGCTATTACTAAACAGATGGTTATCGACAGGGGTATTGACCCTTCTCGTATGGTTATCTTGCCTGTGACTACAGTACAAGAATTTAGAACACAATCACTGAAAGTTCTAGACAAGTATTTGGAAACACCAGAAGGACAACGTGCTCCTATGATGTTGTGTCTTGATTCACTTGGTATGTTATCTACAACGAAAGAAGTAGAAGATACTGCTGAAGGTAAAGAGACTAAAGATATGACAAGGGCTCAGATTGTTAAGGCAACATTTCGTGTACTAACACTGAAACTAGGTAAAGCAAAAGTACCTATGATTGTTACTAATCACACATATGATGTAGTTGGTTCTATGTTCCCTACCAAAGAAATGGGTGGTGGTTCTGGACTGAAGTATGCAGCATCCTCTATTGTATATCTTTCTAAGAAGAAAGAGAAAGATGGGACTGCTGTTGTCGGTAATATCATTCACTGTAAGAATGCTAAGTCACGATTAACCATTGAACATAAGATGGTTGATGTACGATTGATGTATGAACGTGGGCTAGATAAGTATTATGGACTATTAGAACTTGCAGTAAAGTATGGTATATTCAAGTCAGTATCAACTCGTATTGAATTGCCAGATGGTACAAAAACATTCGGTAAAACTATCAATAACAACCCAGAGAAATTCTTTACTGAAGAAGTGATGCAACAACTAGATGTTGCCGCTGCTAAAGAATTCAAGTATGGAACAAAACTGGCAGATGTTGAAGAAGAAGTTGAAGGATTACCAGAAGATGAAGAACTTAATACAGACGTATGAGAACGTAATCTCTGAGTCGTTATCAAAACAACTCATTGCCATGTTTGAACGGTTTCCTCAACACCATGAGGAAGTCGTTCTTGATGGTCATCGTTCTTTCAAACAAGTTACATTACAGCTTCACGAACAGTGGAAACCTTTTGAAGAAACACTTCAAGAGACTTTCTTCAATTACATTAGTAAGTATATGAATGACTGTAATATTACAGATAGAATGTTTCCACCAAAATTTGCATTTGAAAATTTTAGAATGAAAAGATATTTGCCCAATGATATAGATGAGTTTGATAATCACGTTGATGTGGGAAGTATTGATAGTGCGCCAAGGTTCTTGGTGTTCTTCTTATATTTAAATGATAATAAAGGTGGACACACAGATTTTCCACAGTTTGACATTTCAGTTCAACCAAAGACAGGCAGAATGACAATGTTCCCGCCCATGTGGACACACTTACATGCAGGGCGGAAACCAATTGATGAACCAAAATATATTATAGGGAGTTATCTACATTATGTCTGATATGAGTGAGTATTACACATTTGTTGAAAACGAATCCAAAACATGGACAGGTATCGGACTTACAGAAAAGGCTGGTATGTGGCAAGGGGTTATATATGAATATGGAAAGGTTGATATAAAAGAAGACGAAAAAAATGATACCGCCTCTTTACAATTTGAGTGGACTATGTTAGACTCTAATGGACTAGGTAAAGAATGTTTCAATGATGATTTCTTTAATCTCATTGGAGATATTCTAACACATTTAATTGAACAAAATATAGATGAGGGCCACTTTACAGATGCAAGCGATGACAATAGAAAAGACAATATTCAGTAACCTCATTTTTAATGAGACTTATGCCCGTAGGGTATTACCATTCATTAAGAGTGAATACTTTCAAGAGAAGACTGACCGTATTCTTTTCGAAGAGATTTATAATTTCATGGATAAGTATCAGTCAATGGCTACAAAGGAAACTTTGTCTATTGAACTTGATAATAGAAAAGACTTGAACGGTACTGAATTCCAGAAAGTGGTTGAGGTTATTGAATCTCTGAATGAAGCAGAAGTTGATATGCAGTGGTTGGTAAATACTACTGAGAAGTTCTGCAAAGACAAAGCAGTCTATAATGCAATCTTATCTGGTATTCAGATTATTGAGGGTAAAGACAAACAACATACCCAAGAAGCAATTCCATCTATTTTATCTGAAGCACTTGCTGTTGGTTTTGATCAACATATCGGACACGATTATATTGAAGACGCAGATGAACGATTTGAGTTTTATCACAAGAAAGAAGAGAAACTTGAATTTGATTTAGAATACTTCAACAAGATTACTAAAGGTGGACTTCCACAGAAAACTTTGAATATTGCACTTGCTGGTACTGGTGTAGGTAAATCGTTGTTTATGTGTCACATGGCTGCATCTACTTTGATGCAAGGTAAGAATGTTCT